TTGGCGATCTGGTTGCATTCACGCTCAATTTGGAACATAAGTCCACGGAAGCGTTCTGCTGACCATCTACCATCGGAGTCAACCGCGAGGTCGTACATACCGGAGACTGGACCATCAGTAGCACCTGCTCCGGCAAGGTCAGTTTGGGTAGCACCGATTTCAGCATTGAAGTAGACATTTCTGATGATCTCTCGGTTGATTTCAGTAAGAATCTCAGTGCTAAGGATGTTAGCAAGTTCTGTCTCGGCATCGAGTCCGTGAACAGCCTTGAGATCCTGAGCGAGTTCAGTACTGTACTCAGCCTTGAGGGCACGAGTTCTTGCTTCAACAGCAACTCTTTCGATGGAGAATGCCATCTGGTTGAAAGAACCACCGCCACCGCCGAGTCCTTCAGCATTAGCAGCACTAATACCTTGGAAGTCAGTACCGAAGACAGCAGCACGAGCAAACTCACCAGCGGTGAGAGTTACGCCGGGAGTACCACCGACGAATGTAACACCACTACCGGCGTTTTCGGCTGCACCCGCAGTTGTACCACCCTTACCTGAGAACTTAGCAAACGCCTCTTGGAAGAGTGCTTCCTGCGACGATCCTTGTGAATCATACTTGCTCTTCATCGCAAAGATGAGTCCTGTTGGTGCGCTCATTGGCTGAACACCACAGATGTCGTATGCCATAAGATTAGGCATGGATCGACGAATCAGGCTGATAAGCACTGGGTCGTAACCAGCAATGCTACCTGCTTGATTTGCAGCCTGCGTGACGCTAAATCCACCACCCATTGAGTTGGTGGGGGCTTCTGCGAGGTACTGCTGCTTCATTGCAATCTCTTGGTTTTCAAGAAGAACTGCTGTTACTTTTTTCTTATAGGAATCGCCGATTTTATCGAAAGAATCGTGATTTAGTACTGGATTCCACTTTTCTACGAGTTGGTCGTAGGGCTGTGTTCCATTTTGTGTGAATTCGGACATTTTGATCTCCTTTGATCTGGTATTAACCGTATTTGTTTAGTTTTTCAGGACTCGTAGATTTCTCTACTTTTTGCTTGCTTGTTCAATTCGTTAACATATCTGTTGATTGGATCATTGCTGTCTTCAGTTAAAACTTCAGCATTTGATGAAACTTCCTCTGTATCGTTTACTGGTCTGGTTACGCCATCGAAGTAACTTTCTTTCAGTATGCCGAGTTTATGCGTGAATGATTCATCATCCTCGAAATCAATACCTTCGGCCATTCTGGAAAATTTATCAACTTGAACATCACTTAAATCGTCAGCAACTTCGCTAAAGATTTCTGATTTTCTGTAGTTCTCGACAAGAGAGTTTAACTCAATGTTGGCATTGATTGCTTCGTTGAGGGTTTCTGTCATCTCTTCGTTCTCTTTGATCATTTCTTCAAGAACATCAACTTTCTCGTCTGGGATGTCGATGAAGTTGGATTCGAACAGAGTCTTAAGTCCACCGATAAAGGACTCAGCAACTTCTGTGCGAAGGCCCTTCTCGACTGCGACTTCATTCTCCTTGACCCACTCTTCAACAACATAGTTGAGATAGTCATCAATTCTTTCAGTCAGTTCTTCTTTGAATGTTTCTAATTCTGTTTCAAAGGATTCTTCGACTGCTACCTTTAATTCATCTTCCAGAAGAGTAAGTCTTTCATTGACTGCGGCTTCGAAGATGACTTCGGCCTTGTCTTTGAATGCTTCTGAAAGATCTTCACCATTAAAGAGAGACTCAATATGTTCCGAAAACGGAACTGGAGATCTCACTTCGTCTGGTGATTGAATAGTGGGAGAAGCAGCAGATGGTTTCGCTGCGATTGATCCCCGGTTCTTGTCTGCTGAACCTTCTGGTGCGACAGGGGTGGCAATCTTGGCACCCTTGCCACTAGCATCTTGATAGAGAGCGGGGCTTTCTACGCTTGATGTGTTTAATGTGTTATCTTGTTCCATTGTCTTAACCTCCGGCGGTTTCTAGGATATTTATATTTTTTAAAATTTTGAAAAATTAAGGTGTCTACGCTGCTAGTTTATAGGTTTTTAAGAAAACTATTGAAGATATTAATAGTTTTTTCTTCCAGATCTTTTCTGGATGTTCTTTCTATTTCTTTTTTGTACTCTGCTATGTTCTTTTCTTTAAGCATTCCGTTATCCCATACCCATTCTGCGCCTTCCATGATACCATTAACGAAGGCACTTGGAGCAGAAGGATCTGCGACAATATCAACTGCGGAAAGCATGAAGTCTTGTTGAACTTCATTGATTCCGCCGATATCTTTAATGGATCCCATTCCTCTCGAAGAAACTCCTAGTTGAGCGCCTTCATCAATTAAACTCTTTACAATTTTACCCATAGGGGTTTCCATGACCTTTGCTTTTCCGTAGCAATCATTTCCACGGAAATTTAACTCTGTGATCATATGAGAAACTCTGTCTAAGTTTACGGTTGGGCCTTGAGGATGATTGAGTTCTCCGAGGGCCCTCTTCTTTTCGATCAAATCTGTATGATATCTCTTAACTTCTTTTTCTAGGATTGGGTACGGGTAAACTCTGCCGTTTCTATTCTTTTGCTCTGCTTGCATAAAAATACCTTCGATGAAGTAATTCTTTTTACCATCTTCAGTCTTTTCTGTTACTAAGCGAACATTTTCGTTCATTTCAGTAATGAGTTTCATTTATTGTGCTTCCTTGTTTTTATAAGGGCTTCTTTTTTACTCATTCCGCTTTTCTTCATTCTAGTCATCATGATGTCTGCAAAATCACCGTCTCCGTCACCATCTTTGTCGTCATCCATAGCAGCCTCACGACCTTCCTTTGCTTTTGCTTTGAGTCCAGATCTAGTTTTACCAATACCTTTGAGCATCTCTGCTCTTTTTTCTTTACTGATAACTTTAAGTTCTGCCTCATCAACCTGCGAGGTTGCATCGTCTGCAATCTCGTTTTTGTCTAGCATATAAGAAAAATCGTTCTCGTAAACTGAATCGATGAGTGATTTTTTCATTTCATCCATCTGATCGTTTACCTTCACTGCGAGTGCTTGGTCTACTGTATCAATAACACCCTTTGCGTTATCATCAAATATGTTTTTGAGTATTTCTGATGCGTAGTTCATGAATCCTCTCCTTCAGTATCTAAGACTTCCTCAAGTTTCTTCATTGCCTTGTTCACAAAGTTAATCATTCTATCGAACGACTCTTCGTTGAGAGTAATTTCATCTCTGAAAGAAATTTGATTTTCTCTTGTCAATGAGTCATGGACTCTAGCAATAGTTTCTGCCATTTCACTTTCAATGTTAATTTCGGTTCCATCATCTAGAACGATATCAACCGAACCAGTTTCCAGTGCTTCCTTGAGATCTGTACCAAACTCAAAGAAAGGAATGTAGAGATCCTCTACATCTTCGATGAGAGTGTCATAGATTTCTGGGATAATGTCTTCATTATCTACTGATTCTAGATAAAGTCTATTGCCAATTTGCTTTACGCAAGATTCGCACATACCACTAGAAACTAATTTACTTTTAGTTTTCTTTGCTTCATCTACTGACTGAAATCTATACTCATTAACTTGCTGCTTAATCTCGTCCCATTTGGATGAAAGTATGCCATTCTTTTCTGCAATTGGTTCTTCAACTGCTTCTGGTACATTCCAAACACCTTCTGGCTGAAGAGCATTTTTTCTGATTCCGTTATGTATCAGAGATACTTTTTCGTTTACTCTGTCAACAAATTCTTTAACAAAACTATCGATAAAGCCTTCTTTGTCTTCTTCGATTGCTGAATTTATCATTGGTGAAAGGTGCTTCATTTCTTACTCCGTAGGTTGAGGTGGTTCTTGATCCACCATTGGCGGTTCTGGTTGTTGATCTAATTCGTCTTGAATCTCTTTAATCTCTTCATCAGTCATTTTTAAGATATTCTTCCTAATATAACTTTCGGGAAAAAACTTACCAATGAAAGGTTGTATGTTATTTAGCATATTTAACCTTTCGGTAAGTACTTCATTTTCCTTTAGTTCCTCAAAGTAGGTATCTCTATTAAATACTATGCGAATATCATCTTCTATTAATCGCCAGTCTTCTTCTGTACTGATACCTTTTAGGATCATTTGTGTTCTTAAAAGACCCATGAACATCTTCTGAAATCTAACTTGGAGTCTTTGAATAAATTTCTGAAACTTAACTTCATCACGAGTTATTTCTGATGACTTGCCCATATTGAATCCGTTATCAGATTCTAATCTGCTGACAGGTACATTCAATGATCTATACATTTTCTTTTGAAGATATTCGACATCTTCCATTTGTCCCAAGTTTTGTCCGCCAGGAAGGGTAGTAATTTCAGTTCCTCTTCCGCCTTCTCTTCTTGGTAACCAATAGTCTTCAAGCATTGA